TGTGACAGCTATGATATATCAGGTACAGTTGGAGGCAGTGGATCTAAAGGCGCTTTGCATGGGTTGACTAAGTTTAGTATGGAAGACGCACCTCCGAACTCTTTCTTTTTAGAATACATAGCTAGACCACAAACTGCTGAAATGTTTTTTGAAGATGTATTAATGGCTTGCGTGTTTTATGGAATGCCTTTATTGTGTGAAAACAATAAACCTAGGCTTTTATATTACTTTAAAAGAAGGGGATATAGAGGATACTCAATGAACAGACCTGATAAGCTTTGGAACAAGTTATCAGTGACAGAAAAAGAAATTGGTGGAATACCTAATTCAAGCGAAGACATTAAACAGGCTCACGCCGCAGCAATAGAATCTTATATAGATAGATACATAGGATTAAAAGAAGATGGAAATTATGGTGATATGTACTTTACTGACACCTTAAATGATTGGGCTGGTTTTGATATAAATAATAGAACAAAGTTTGATGCGGCTATTAGTTCAGGGTTGGCAGCAATGGCTTGCAACAAAAACTTATATAGACCAGTAGGAGAAGTTAATAAACAAAAGTTAAATTTAAAAATCGTTAAGTATAAACAAGACGGTTCAACATCGAAAATAATAAAATAAGTATGGCTGATTCAGTTGTAAAAGGTTTTTTTCCTAGTCAAGTTGCTAGTGATGCTGAAAAAATTTCAACAGAGTATGGGTTGAAAGTTGGTAGAGCTATTCAAGACGAATGGTTTAAAACGGATAGAGGTAATTCAAGATATGAAAGTAATCAAAATACATTTCATAGATTAAGACTATACTCTAGAGGGGAACAATCTATACAAAAATATAAAGACGAATTATCTATAAACGGTGATTTATCTTATTTAAACTTAGATTGGAAGCCCGTACCAATTATACCTAAGTTTGTAGACATAGTTGTTAACGGAATGTCAGAAAGAACGTTTGATATAAAAGCTTACTCTCAAGACCCTTATGGCGTTAGTAAACGTACAGATTACATGGAGTCTATTATTAGAGACATGCAAACCAAAGAGCTTAACGAATTCGCTAAAGACAATTTTGGACTTAATTTATTTGAAAACAGCCCTGAAATGCTACCTGATTCAAAAGAGGAGCTAGAGCTGCATATGCAACTAAGTTATAAGCAAGCGGTTGAGATAGCAGAAGAGCAAGCAATTCAAACTTTACTTGACGGCAATAGATACGATCTTACTAAAAAGAGAGTAAATTATGATTTAACGACTATCGGTATTGGAGCTGTAAAAAATACTTTTACAAAGTCGGAAGGTGTTAAAGTTGAGTATGTTGATCCAGCTAACTTGGTTTACTCTTATTCAGATTCACCTTATTTTGATGACATATACTATGTAGGCGAAGTAAAAAACGTTACTATTAATGAACTTAAAAAACAATTTCCAAATTTAACAGAGGATGAGCTGAATAGAATATCAAAAACAGCATATCAAAATAACGGATTCTACGATCGATCATTAACAAATTACGATGAAACCGATGCTAATACGGTTCAGATTCTGTACTTTAACTTTAAAACTTATATGAATGAAGTATATAAGGTTAAAGAAACAGCCACAGGAGCAAGTAAAATCTTATTAAGAGACGATCAGTTTGATCCGCCGGTTGAAATGCTTGAAGAACAGTTTGGAAAAATGTCAAGATCTCTTGAAGTGTTATACGAGGGAGTTTTAGTTTTAGGAACGGATATGTTGCTGAAATGGGAAATGGCAAAGAATATGATGCGTCCTAAGAGTGATTATACTAAGGTAAAAATGAATTACAGCATTGTAGCTCCTAGAATGTATAAAGGTAGAATAGAATCTTTAGTAAGCCGTATAACTGGGTTTGCAGATATGATTCAACTAACACATTTAAAATTACAACAAGTCTTGTCAAGGATGGTACCGGATGGGGTTTATCTTGATGCTGATGGCTTAGCAGAAATTGACTTAGGTAACGGCACAAATTATAACCCACAAGAGGCTTTGAATATGTTTTTTCAAACAGGTTCGGTTATAGGAAGATCATTTACTCAAGAGGGTAATATGAATCCCGGTAAAGTTCCGATTCAAGAAATTACAAGTGGCTCTGGAGGAAATAAGATGGGGGCTTTAATACAAACGTATAATTATTATTTACAGATGATAAGAGATACGACTGGATTAAATGAGGCTAGAGATGGATCAACCCCTGATTCGAAAGCATTGGTTGGCATACAGAAAATTGCCGCAGCTAATTCTAACACCGCTACAAGACACATATTGCAAGGAGGTTTATTTTTAACAGCTGAAACAGCGGAATGCTTATCATTAAGGATTTCTGATATATTAGAATACTCCCCAACGAGAGAAGCGTTCATTCAAAAAATAGGAGGTCACAATGTAGCAACCCTAGAAGAAATGGGTGAATTGCATCTATATGACTTTGGTATATTTATAGAACTTACTCCAGATGATGAAGAAAAGCAAATGTTAGAAAACAACATACAAACAGCTTTATCTGCAGGGTTAATTGATTTAGAAGATGCTATTGACATCAGGGAAATTAAAAATTTAAAGCTAGCTAATCAACTGCTAAAGCTAAGAAGAAAGCAAAAAGCTGACAAAGACCAAATTAGAACACAACAAAATATACAGGCTCAAGCTCAAGCAAACGCTCAAGCTCAACAAGTAGCTGCCCAAGCTGAGATACAAAAAAATCAAGTTATTACACAGCAAAAAGCACAACTATTGCAGATGGAGGCTCAGATTGATTCTCAAAAAATGCAACAAGAGATACAGGCTAAGATCCAATTAATGCAGGTGGAATTTCAATATAACATGCAACTCCGCGGGATAGACGCCGAAGCAGCAAGAAAAAATGAGATAGAAAAAGAAGACAGAAAGGACCAAAGAATCCAAATGCAAGGAACGCAGCAGAGTGAATTAATTGAGCAAAGAAGTAATAACACCCCGCCTAAAAATTTTGAGTCATCAGGCAATGACATATTAGGAGGAGGATTTGACTTAGGTTCCTTTGAGCCTAGGTAATAATAGTAATAACAATTATATAATATTTTATCATGACAGAACAAGAAGAAGAATTAACTTTAACGGAAGGGCAACCAACCCCAGAAGTTGAAACACAAGCAGAGGTCGCTCCGGAACAAACCGGGCCGGTGGCTACAAAAGATGAAGACGGCACATTCAAATTAGACCTAACTGGTGCTAATGAAAAACCCGCAGAATTAGTTGAGCCTGAGGTTACAGAAGTAATTGAACCTGCGGCGGAAGTAGAAGCAGAAGTTCCAGCAACTGAGGAGTTTCAAGCCTTAGAGGAAATAACCGAAGAGGAGGTTTCAGAAATAGCAGAAGAGTTACAAGATAATATTCAAGAAGCTATTGAAGAGCAAAAAGAGTCTGGTGTTGAATTACCGGAAAACATTCAGAAGGTAGTTGAATTTATGAATGACACAGGCGGAAGCTTGGAGGATTACGTAAAACTTAATACAGATTACTCTTCTTTAAATGAAACTCAATTGCTTAAAGAATATTATGAATCAAGCAGACCTCATTTAGATAGTGAGGAAATTGATTTTTTAATGGAAGACAATTTTGCTTATGATGAAGAGCTAGACGAAGAAAGAGATATACGTAAAAAGAAAATAGCTCATAAAGAAGAGTTAGCCAAGGCTAAAAACTATTTAGACGGACTAAAGTCCTCATATTACGAAGAGATTAAAGCTGGATCAAAATTAAATCCAGAACAACAAAAAGCGGTTGCGTTCTTTGACCGATATAATAAAGAGCAAGAGCAAACAACTAAATTAGCTGAAAAACAAAAATCATCATTTATTAAAAAGACTGATGCTGTATTTTCTGAAGAATTCAAAGGTTTTGAATACAACGTAGGAGATAAAAGGTATCGTTTTAATGTAAAAAATGCTGACCAGGTTAAAAGTAATCAAAGCGACATCAACAACTTTGTTAAGAAGTTTCTTAACGACAAGAATGAAATTGGAGACGCAAAAGGTTATCACAAATCGTTATTTACAGCTATGAATCCAGACACTGTAGCACAACACTTTTATGAGCAAGGCAAAGCCGATGCAATGAAAGAAAGTATGGCTAGAACTAAGAATGTTGATATGAAGCCGAGAGGGGTTCATGAAAAAGTCACCACTTCTAACGGATGGTCAGTAAAAGCAGTTAACGGTGAAGATGTTTCTCAATTTAAAGTAAAAATTAGAAAATAACAAATTTAAAATTTAAAAATTATGAGTTTTGCAACATCGCCAAGTACATTGGCAAACTTAAGTCACTTAACTCCACGTCCTGTAAAAGGATTGTTTGGTGACAATTACCTGTCTATTGCAGGAAATGACTTTAACTTTACAAAACAATTCTTACCGGAAGTGTACGAAAAAGAAGTAGAGCGTTACGGAAACCGTACGATCTCTGGATTTTTACGTATGGTAGGAGCTGAGATGCCTATGGCTTCTGATACAGTAACTTGGTCAGAGCAAGGAAGATTACATATTGCATTTAACGACGGTGTTATTGTTAACCCAAGCGTTAATGAATTAACTTTACCTGAGGCTGAAGCTGGATTGCTTAGAGCTTTAGGAGGACAAACTATAGCGCTTTCTACTGGGTATAAAACAGTAAAAGCTTATATTGTATCTGTTGGCGCTGCTGCTGGTGGAGTACAAATTGTAACTGTTGCTCCTTACTCAGGCGCAGATTTAACTGAACTAGGTACTGCTGGCGTTCAAATTGATGATGTAAAAGTATTTATTTACGGATCTGAGTATGCTAAAGGTTCTGGCGGTGCTG